CCCATTTTCAAATTTTGCCAAATCAAACAACTACTAGCTAACTAACAATAACTAACTAATGATTGTTCAATCAATACAAACTAACTATTCATTTAGCTGGCTACTAAACTATTCACCACAGCTCACTGCATGGGAGGCAGCACACCATTCTTCCACAGCCACAGGTCTTTCAACATGTCGTAGCTGGGTACCACAAATCCTGTTTCAATGAATGGTCTGAATAAGTCATAGTACTGATCTTTAGTACAATGCACTGCCAATCCGGCCACACTGGTGACTTTTTCCTGAATCGTGCCTGCGCGTGCCCACGACAAGATGTTGTGTAGGTGCACACAGGACATCACTGGAGCGTACAAGATCCCATCTCTCTTGAAGTATCTTTTTAGGAACATAACGCCTCCAATGTCAGTATTCCATGCAAAAAGTTCATCTTTTGCTGCAGTGGTTACTTTGTAATTAGTCCCTTGCTCTAAAGTTGTCTTAAAATCAATAAAATCAAAACATTCCCCACTGGTAACAATCACATCATCACCATAAGCTAACATCTTAATTTCATATCCTTTAAACTTTGCCAATCCCCTAAGAATTATATTATTCAAAACTGTGTTAAAAATGGAAGTGCAAGCACAACCACTGGGTAAACCTCCTACCATCACAAACTGTTTATTCTTATATACATGTGTAGATGTTCCAAGTGAATCTACATATTTCATTGCGACATCGTCAAACCCGAGCTCTTTCAAGAAGATCTTGAGTGCCTCAAAGGAGCCGATGCCGTGTGTTGAGTCAAATCCACTGTAGTCCAAGTCCAGATAGTATGAATTATCAAGTTCATTTGCAAACCTAGTCCAGTCTGTGTCAGGGTCACACCCAAGGGCGGAGCCAAGCTCGACGCCAGGGTGGAGATGCATCTGAGAAGCCAAGCGCCCGAAGAGCATGCGCCCCACAAGCATATGGCCAAAGCTGGCGATGTCCACTGTGCGTGTCCCGCCGACCTTCACTTTTGCATCAGGTCTCAACTCATCTTTCAGGAAAGTGACAAATTTGTGATTTCCAAAATCTCCAGACAAATAATTTATCAATTCTGCATACACAATCTGGTCCATCTCAAAATGGTCTCCACAATCTTTAAGTAATTCTGGTCTTCTTTGGCCCGAGAGCACATAGGGATACCCTGGTGACTTGTCAAAGTCTATTGGGTCCAAGCCATCAATCCCACGGACAGCTTCACCCAGGGTCAAGGCCTTCTCAATGCCCGGCCCACACACAGACTTGACGATGGAGGCATACTCCCTAGCACCCTCTATCATCCAATTGGGTGTCCTGTTCTCATTGGATGTATGTTTCCTGAAGACTGCCTTGTCGAGATCCACATCCTCATCCAAGCGGGGGTCCCTGGGGGACAGTGCTGCTGGAGACACACTTGTGTACTGATCATGTGCTGGGGTGGGGTAAAAGTTTGACTTTGTGTTCATGTATACCCTAGGGTGTGGTTGCTCATCAGTTATCAGACCCTGAAATGATGGTGGTTGGAAAGACTCAAGCACCTTCTCAACGAGCGTGCGAGTGATACGGCAAGCGACGCCGATCTCGGTGCCACCTGCACAGTGCATACCAACCACATACCTGCCATTGCCCACTTGGCAGAAGATGGGTGAACCACAATAGCCAGGTCCTGTCGCGGCCTGGTAGGTGTACACATCATTTGTGCTTTGGAAACCCGTCAATTGAACCTTATCTTTGTGGCATCTCAAAACTCCTGCAAAATTCTGGTCTAGGGATTTGCACACCCCTATAATCGGAGCGCCGTATCTGGGGCTGTCATCAGTTGTGTATTTTGAAATGTCCTGGAAGGGTCTGCCTTTCGGTAGCCTGGTGGCGACCATATCTGTTGGTTCACCATTGCTGGTCACCCTTATGGTCTCAAGGTCCTCTAGTTTGTACCATTCACCGTCTATCTCCACTTCCTCTGCCATGTTGAATAGATGGAAATTCCAGAGCACCACACGTCCTTTCAGCCCAATCATATTGGTGTTAAAGATGCGGCCATCAGGGCGTCTGCATGGGGCAACCAGAACGCTTTTCTTCTTAAAGCTCATTTCTAGGTCTTGACAGTACGGGCCGTTAAACCTCAGGTCAACCATCTCGACTGTGCGGGGTCTCTTTTCCGCTGTCTTGTGTGGCTGTCCGTCATAAGGGCCTTGGAAAAGAAGTTTGAGCAGGGAAAAGCCTGTGATGACCATGGTAAGTATGGTTACCACTTGTGTTGCGATGTCAAGGGCCCTTTGCCAATCAAGCTTCTTCTTCTCAATGTCTTTGTTCCTGGGTGCTGGCTTGGGCGGTTCAAGTGGACCTTGGAAGTTGAGTTGTGACAGGTCGACCGGGTGTTCGAGCACAAGCTTGTCAGACAACATTTGCTTCTTTTCAACCTCTTCTATGACCTTGTCTATCAGCCTCTTCAGAGTGATTGTCTTGGTGACTGCATTTAAGGCTCTGCCTCCTACTGTCCTTTCTGTCAGGCAGATGGCGTCAGTCCATATTCTCCACTGTTCGGGACTACCGTCCAATGCAGCCGGAAGGTCGAGCACTGAACCCGTGCGTGTCTTTTTGCACAGGAGCGCCCGCACATCCAACTCAATAGTTAGCCGGCGATCGATTGCCGTTGCATCTGCAATGGTGTTGGGGCGGAAGTCTGACATGTTGGTGGTCATTATTATTACAGGACTAGTGAAGGGAGTTCCTTTCTGTGACAAATCCGCCATGGGTGGTACCCACGGGGCAGCTGAGACCATCTGACAAAAGAAGGCAAAGTCCACTCCATCTGTGTTCTGCCCGGCGTCATCGAAGACGACAACGGGTTGGCCTGAATACCCATCAAAATGTTTGGTGGCTGCTGAATAACCAAAGAAATGCCCATTACCTCCCAGGCGGTGTGAGATTTGCTGTGCTAAGAGGACAGCTGCTACTGACTTCCCTTGCCCAGGGGCACCACGTAGCACTACTACCACCGGTTCTGGTCTTATATTGTTTGGGGGATCTGGTATCTCCGGTATCCTGAACTCACCTTCCACTCCTAGTTTCTCTGCTCTCAGTTTAAAATCAGCAAGCCATGCTCGCGCATCCTGCCAATCATTGGAGTGTCTAGGTTTATTCTTAAGCACCTGTTGAATCTCAGGTATCTTTGGGTAGTCTTCACAGAGAGCCTTGTAACCACAGTCTCTTTCTTTCCTAACCCAAGACTTGAGCCATCCAATAATATAGTTAACCGTCTTAAAAAGCCAATCAGCATGGCGCAGGATCGTGCCCACGCTGGCAATGTCCTGGAGTGGTCCCTCAAATGCTGGTTTGAAGAGGTCTTTAATCCAATCTAGCCAATTCTTTTCTTTATGGAACGGGTTTAAGGTTTCATCATATCCATTCTCATCAAGTGGTGGTGGGTCCGGCCAATCATCGTCACCATCTTTCTTTGGCTTCTTGCAGTATTTCTTTGCAATGTCCAATGCTTTCTGGGAAATTTTAGGTGGTGTGGTTTTGAAATCCTTCAACTTGGAAACAATGTAGTCAATAATCTTCTTGAGGAGATTACCACTGCAATAAATTGCGAATAGTAACTTTCCCCAAACACCTGCTTTGAAGGCACACATACCCATGACAAGCCATTTGAAAATCTTGAAAAGCATTTCTGATGAACCTTCTTTCAAGTTGTCCCACTTGTTTTTGAGTTCTTGTGCCCATTTGACAAATTGTTCACAGTCTTTCTCACCTGGTATCAGCTCTGAGAGTGCATGAAGAGATGAGAGCTTGGAAAAAATCCCTGGCCCTGGATTCTCTTCCACATCTCCACAGAGTTTCAAAAGGCTGTAGTTGCTGGCTCCAGATGTACAAACAAGGTTAGGGTCTCTTGCTCTACCACGTTGTGGGAGCGGTACCCTTGGTCTAGTCTTGGGGACCCAACCTCTGAAGTTTTTAAGCCTAAAGTAAATGAGGACTTGGTGGGTGCCTGTTGTTGCCCTAAGTTCTAAGTGGCCCCATGTTGCTGCAGGGGGCACACCCCAGTCTCCACCAGTGTAGTTGGCATAACCCGAGTATCTCATGGGTAAGGCACTCAGTGGTGAAGTGTAGGGCACGTTCATGCTTGTCCAGCCTGTGGTTAACTTGACAACAGGGCATCCTGAATACTTGAGGAGTGCGGGTAGGGTGACGGTGTTCTGCCCGTGTGGTCCATTGAAGATTTGGGTCCCGCCTGGATTGGTTGCACCAGGGGGTATGAAAGCAGCATAGATGCCAATGTTGCCAGTGAGAGCGTCTTCATTCAAAACCTTCATACTGAGCTCAAGGTCTGCACGCACGTACAAACAACCAAGATCCTCAAGAAGATTTGAGTATTTCATCAAGTTCTTGAGCGAGAGCTCTACAATGGCTCCATCGTTGTTCTCCACTTTTGCCACTTCCATCACTGCCCACCTGTCTGCCATGTATGACAAATTAGAATTTGAGGGTGCCACGGGCATGGGGCTTGTCTCTTGGAGTGTTTGGTCTCCCTGTTTGGACACGCCAGTCTCACCCGGTTCCACAGGTTCTTCATTGCCTTGATATGTGAATGAGGAGTGGGCGTAGTGTTTCACAGAGAAGTCATCAGATGCTGACACAAATATCAGTACCTGTGCTGTTGTTGGTGAACCCACAGGTACCGCCAAGTCCGTGATTTGGAAAAAGGAGACATAGCCTGCAACGGTGACATCATTGGGTGCTCCTGAGTTCACATACCTGTAGTCTGTTGTGGAAATGTATGGAACAGTGAATTTACAGCTGGTGTTCAAGCCTGTGTCATATATGATGTATTCACAATTCATACCTTCCTCTGGGGTTGTTGGTGGATCGACCCCAGGGGGTGTGAAACAGACCATGTACCTGACATTTTGCATCTGGTTCCCGACAAACACCATGTTCACGTCAATGCCGCCTCTGTATTGGGCAAATGGTCTCGAGTATGCCTCAATTGCGGTATTGATGATAAACCTGCTCGAGAGGGACACATCCACATGGTACGCCACGCTCCTGTGATCTTGTTTCAAGGTAATAACACCTAGCTCACCTTCTTCACCAACAGGCCCACACAGCGTGGGGATGTTCATCAGCTGGAGTGCATCATGCACTTCAAGTGGCATGTGGTCTGTGGTGGGTGCTATACAGGGCCCGTACACCGGGTCAGATGTTCCTGGTGTGGTTGTGACAAATTGAAGGGAATTTTGTGTCAATTTTATTGGTATTGGGCCCTGGAAAGTAGAAGCATACCTCAGTCCGTGGAAAACAGCCTCCGTGGGCCTCACGTTGACCTGCAGTGTCAGATTGGGCGTTGCACCTGTCACGAGGGTCAGCTTAGAGATAACCACGACCACTATGCTCCAGGTTGAGTGCGTGGTAGGGTCAGATGCTGGTGCAAAGTTACAGTATGGCACTGAGACAGTTACACTTGAGTTGGTCCTTGGGTTCAAGAGTTGGTGTGGGTACAAGAATAGCTGTTGCAGGGGTATTGTTTCATCAATAGTGATGTTTGTTTGCGGCTCCTTGGTGTCAAATCCAACTGTATTTGCCTTTTGTGTAAATTCAGGCACAAGGAAGACGCCGAGACATCCTCCGTGAAAGCGTGTTGAATTTACCATAACCACCACATCAAAGCCACACTTGAGTATTGAATGCCTAGCGGCCATCTGTGTAAATACGCCACCATTTGCGCCTAGTGCCTGAGGCAAGCGCATCATCCAGTACTCCCCTTGTGCTTGTGTTGTGCTCCAGGGTGTGTTCACTTTGATTGGGTAGAACCTGTTAGTGGAAGGGCCGCCATCTGACTCCATGTCTGCTGCACTTGACACATTATACCTTGGTCTTGGTTTGGTAACAACGTGCCGTCCTACAGCAGCCTGCGAAACCAGTGTGGTGTTTCCTGATTTGTCAACTTGTACCCTGTCAGAATTCTGGTAGGTCTCAGTCTTGCTATCAGCCAGGAGTGGGATCAGCTGTGTGATAGCACTGAGTCCTGTTTGGAGGAGGTTCTGTTTCGTGTTCTGAACCTCTGAATTTGTAGTACCTCCTTCATGACCATAATTATTCTGATGTTTGTCACCACCAAAGCTGGACAGATCCATGGAATTCTGATAATGTGTGTTGTAGTAGTTGTAATTTACTACACCATGGTTGCCTGAGTTATTAGTACCTCCTGTCTCCTGCTTGGATTGTCCTGATCCGTGCCATTCAAGCGTTCCGGGGTCAAATCCATTATAATCAAGCCAATTGTTCAGGGGGGGTTGGATAACATTGACAAGGCCGTAGCCTGTGTACTTGGTTGTGATTTTGAGGGTGCGGACAGAGTTCTCCTTTTTCTCCATGTTTGTCGCCATAACGTCATACATGAATAAAAAAGGAAAACCTAGTCCCCTAGGTTGTTGGTCGGGCTTAGACGTTTTTTAAACCGGCCTCCACGTCATGGTGATGGCGCCATCCGGTCCCCAGATCAGATCCATAGTCTCTTAAGGTTACCTACGGGTACCTTCTGGGCATCCTTCGCCCTACCCCGTGAGCCTTACTCCAGACATCCATTACTAGGACTTCCAGTGACTTACACTATGGGGTAAACATATAGGTGGATCTTATCCACGTGCCTTTTGGGCCCTGGGGACAACGTCGCCGTTGTTTGTTCCGCAGGCTATATGCATACGCCCCATAGCTTGGGACACCTTCCATCTTTTCACAGACTTACTGCCAGGTACTCACGTCCACAGTGGTGCCATAGTCCCAAAAGCATGGTGGTCACCTAGAAGATTTAGGCCGCTGTTGTCCCGGCCCCGCACGGAAGACACGAGCGTGCCGTGCGTTGTAGGGTGCTTATTTATCTTAATGAGATTAGTCACATGGACTCACCTATCTTATCACAAGCGTGTTTCGACGGGTGCATGCATACTCATTAGGTAGAACATAACTAACACTACTACAAATGTGTGCGTAAAAGTTTACCACACATCCAATGCAGTAGGGTACTCTTTAAGTTGCAGTTACGTAAAGGGG